TCAATCGGCCCCGCCTTCACCCTCGTCAATCCTAACGATGCAATCAATTCTGGCACGGCACTAGCAGGCTCGTCGGCAGAATTTGCATACGACAACGCCAGCTCAAACGTAGCGAGCTTAAGATCCCAAGGGACAATACTCGACGCAAGAGCGTAACCATTGCGTGTCAATAATCCTGTTCTAGGCCATGCAAGAGCTTGAGTGCTCGTTGTTGCTGTACCGAGGAAGCATAGGTTATTAATCGTTCGCGTTGCCAGAATCAATAGAGCTTGCTTCTCAGCAGCCTCTGTAGCGCCAGTAATCGCCTCCCATGCGTCAGAATATGGATGTTCAAGAGCAATAGCGTCTGCCTCCTCCACAGTAAGAAAGGAGTTAGCAGTAGCACTACCGGCCCCGGCATCGAATGGCACCTAGATTTTACTCCTCTCCTTTAAGCTCTTCAATCCGATTTCGAGCAGCATCTACCACAGTCGGACGATTCTTGTGGGCTCGCTCATAGGCCATTGCCTCTTGAAGCTGCGTTACATTCTCTAGACCCTTCATCATGGCAACGGCATCGGTATGACGTACAGTGTCAAGCGAGGACCAATCACTGGCACCTTCTCCTGTGCTAGCACTCGCACTCATAGCCTGCTGATCCTGAGCAGGTCCGACAAGTACAACTCTATCTCCTAGATTCTTTGCCTGTTCGTCTGTCAGCTCTAACACGTCATGATCTGTACCTGCTTTATAGACGACCGTACCACTTTCCTCAGTACGGCCGTGTGAGCCACGAAGGAGCCGGTATCTCTGCTTCATGCTAGCAATCATGCACGAAACTCCTTTCTCTCGTCCGCTTCTTTCATAGGCCAGCGCTTACAATCGACTGTCTTACCCTCATCGTTAATGACAAACAACGTGTCTCCGTGCTCAGGCATCTTGAGAACCTTTGGCGGAGATCCATCAACTGATAGCTCCGCTTCAAGTCCGTTATCAGTAGGTGTAAATGTCACATTCGCGCACGAGTAGAAACGTTCGCGCCTTTTACCGTTCTCTGCGCGACCTACAATCTTAATCGTCACACCAGCCTCCCATTCGGTCAATTCGGTCTGACTAATAGAGCTTGCTACCAGAACTATGGCAGTTGTCCAATCACGATTCCTGTATTACCGTTGTAATCCTGTCTGACGCGAGTAATCATACACGCGAGCACGAGGAAGTAACGACGGAATCCGTTATTGCTCATCCAGCTCAACGGCGCGGGCTGCTGTCCGACGACGACATCAATTACGTCACTTGTCATCTGAATCAGAGCCGCCTTGTCATCAGGCATCAGATCAAGCTCGCGGATACGAATACCGCGTCCACCGGCCTGAATCTTCTCAAGTCTCTCTAGAATCGTCTGATCGAAAGTCGTGGTACCGTCGATGTAATTCTTATTGAGCGCCGAGAAATAGTCAGTGCCAACGTACAAGTTAAATGGGCCGGTTTTGTTGACTCCCTTAGCAACCGCAATCATGTTGAGCACATCAGTAACAATCTCAGCACCAGTCTTTGATGTGTGGTCCCAAGCAGGATTAGCGCCAGTGAAATCTGATGTATGAGCAGGATCTGTAAGAATACCAGGGACCGAGTTACCGTGTACCTTGACAACTGCATCTCCGTCAGTCCAGCCATTGATTGCTTGGTCCTCAATAGCGACGTTAACATTGCGAGTTGCCTGTTCCACGTGCGTTGCATCAAGTGGCTGTCCGACTCTCTCACCGGCGGCAAGCTCACGAGCGCCAAAGGAAAAGTCATCGTGAGTCGCAAAGACAGGGATGATACGCCGCTTTCTATCAAGTACCTGTCTCTCACCACGAACGTCAAGGTCCATTGTTCGCTGAGCATAGCCGGCCTCGTTCAAGCTATCAGTACCAATCTCAAGTACACTCAGCCAATTTGCCAACGGCCGAGTTAGGCCGGCTTCGATAAGATCGTTAACGAGGACGAGATTCTGACGACCTACACGAATCACACCTTCGTCAATAATCCTCTGCGAATCCTCGGGCAATGGAGACAGAGAGCGAAAATGCTTGATCGCCTCTTCAGAACTCCCTCTGAATGCAGAAAGAGTCTCAACAACATCTTGTGCGGGACTTCCGTTAGGATTGCGGATTAGTGTACGCATTAGTAGAGCACCTCCGCTCTGACACGAGTATCAGCATTAACAGCGCCCAAGTCGTCAAGAGACTTGAAGCGTGCTACGTTGTCACCAGCAGCCTCGGATGTTGCAGCCTTTAACTTTCCATCGCCATTAGACTGTAGTGACTCCTCGCGGCTAATATCCTGGCCGCTAGGAACCAAAGCCCAAAACACGGAACCTTGCCGCAGTGCGAATGCCTGCACTAGATCGCCATCGGCATACACATCATCAACGCCGAGATTCAACATCAACTGTTCGAGAGCAACATACATACCGTGAATGTTTGTCGCGCTAGAATTCTTGCGCCACTTTGTAGTACCCTCCTCATCATGAGGCTCAATCAACATGCCAGGCTTGATTTCCTCGCTGGCAACCCAATCGTTGATATGAGTGCCAGCACCTTCGGCACCATGACTGCCTCCAGATAGCAAAATTGTGTTTGGCGCGCGCTTTACGATCGCCATTTAGTTAACCTCCTTTCCGATTGCTCCACTCGCGGCCTTGCGCTTCTCTTCCATCGCTCGCAAGCCATACGTGTCAGGCAATTCAGGAGCTTCGCGTTCAATAGGCAGAGGATTGCCAATGTAACTTGCATTTGCTACAAGAGTAGAATTTTCGTTCGCGCCGATAAGTGCAGCAATCTCCTCTAGACGCTCGACACTTAGAGCTTTGAGTGCTGCTTCCGTATGGACCTTCTGAGCACCTTTTAATACTGAGACAAGCTGAGACTTCCGAGCTTCAACATGCTTAGTGTACGCAACAGCCAACGGCCGCAACGCCTCAACCTCACTCCGTAACTGTGCTAGCTCAGCATCAGAGCTACTAGTAGGTGATGGAGTGGGCGCCGGAGTCTTAGGCGTCTCCTCACCGTCGCCATCATCTACCTTCTTGGGCTCCTCTTCAGGCTCCTCTAACCCGTCTTCTAGTGCCTTCAGCCTCTCCTCCTTAAGCCCTTCGAGATAAGCTCTGTCGTCCTCAGTGAACAGATTCCGCTTGCTCTTGCTAGCAAGAATCCGAGTCACCGTCTCCTTGACCTTCTGAGACACACTCATAGGGGTAACTCCTTTCTCCTTTTCGCTAGGCTGACATTGACATTTTACGGGGCCTTCCGAAGCAGCAACAGAGCTAGCACCATTAGCCTCTGCGGCTGCAATAGGCTCGTATCTTGTTATAGGCTCTACTTGCTCACGGTCGTCATTTAACGTTACCTCGCCACTCTCCGCAACTGTAAACGTCCTCTTAAACCATAACAATTCATTCTCAGGCCAGGTTGTATAGATGACAGTGCTAGAATCAGGAAATACATCAACAATCCAATCAAATCCAGGCTCTACTGCTCGCAATGCCGCATGCAACTTATCGCGCAATTCTCGATCAGATACTCCATCATCATCTTGTGAGAATTTAAATTGTGCTAAGAGCCGCTGCAAGAGGTTAGGCGACTTAGACTTCTCCCTAGCAACTGCCATAACCTTCTCCTTATTGATATTAACACTAAGCATTGCCACTTGTCTATTAACTCTAGGGCCGCCACAGCCCATATCAACCGAGCATGCACCTTTAGCGCCTTCAGGAAGCATGGCTAAATGGTCGGGAATAGGATCGTGCCAGATGGCGGTATAGTTTTCACCATTATAAGTACCACTGACTTTATCAATAGCAACCCACACTCCAGTAGAAACCTCAACCATTTCACCTGCTTTGCATCGCTCAATAACTCTTATCGCATCAGGCCCGACCTTTTCAGCGCGCAGAGGGTCGAGCCATGCTTCCATTTTCAGTTTGCCATCTTCGTATTTCGTATTGAATACTCTGCCAAATGAGAATGACTCTAACGTCTCAGGATCATTTGCAGACTGACGACCGTTCCCGGGATGGTCTGGTACGACTGGCCGACCATTCCAACCTTTCGGAGCAGTTGCAATCTCTTCAGCCGGTACGAATTCTGGACCTTCTGAATGCATTGGACGGATAATGCTATTACCAATGAGAGCAATAACAGGCACGACGATGTGTTCACGGTCCTCAAACGTAGCAACGCGCAACTCGGCGCCATTAGCCAAGCCGGTTAGACGAACGTAGCGCTGAGTTAAACTAGACATATCACTGTCGGCGCTCGCTCGGTTATCCTTTCGTCGCCATATTGAATTGCAGATTGCAACTGCCTGCTCCTGAGATTCTGCTGTCTCATCGTCTAGAACAATCGGAATGCACCTAGAGATAAAGTCTTTACGAGTCTCATCTTTCTTAGGCTTAGGCATCAGTCACAATTGAACCTATAAACTCTCCAACGCAGAACAAAATACCTCCATTTTACCCACTCTACTACTGTAGAAACAATCCCGATCTTATTACGAGTGCATCGCCAACAGACTCCATTGATCACACCATGAGGACACGGGCCAGTCGCTTTTACGATCATATTGTCCTCACAAACGCTCTTACATGGCGCCGAGGATTTACTGACCTAGCTTGTGTAATTGACGCCTTAGCCGCTCTCAATCGCTGTCTGCTAGCTGATATCAACTCGCGCGATTGAGCCGGTCTCAGATATTGAGCATTCGGGAAGCTATCTTTGATTTCATTCCATACTGTCATAACACCTTTAGCAGCGGCATCCTGTTGAGGTGAGACAGCTGCCGACTCTTGTGCACGCTCTAGTACGTATACCTCGACACCTTCTAGCTCATCCAGCTTGCCACTCGCAATGACCTTCCTGAGCGCGCGAGCCGCAGCAATCCCTTCTACACACCACGGGCCAGGCTGAATAAGCCAATTGTCCGCGACATACTGCGACGACTCTTGCCATGTCAAACCTTCTGGCAAGTATTCGACATTATCCTCATGATCCTTGACAAGAGACGGGGGATCAGAGCAGAACGTCGGGATGCCTTGATCTCGATAGGCTCTAGCTATCGTGCTTTTGCCGCGACGAGGGCCACCTATGAGTACAATGCGACGTAATTCAGCTTGAGCGGCACGGAGAGCAGGATCGCTCTTTTCATCGTCGTCACTATCCACCACAGCCTCTGTCTCTTTTTCCTTATCGATCTCTTCTTTCTTCTCTCCATTCTCATCTTTCACTTCTAGCACCTCTTCGATAGGACCAAGATCAAGATGAGTGTTGCGTATCTCATTTGTGGCAAGGATAACCGGCTGTCCTGCTTCATGCTGATCCTTGTTGGCAGTCGCTAGCTTACTTATCATTTCAGCCTTCTCAGATTCGTTTAGCTCATCTACGTCAGGCCAAATCACTTCCTTTTGTGTAGGTTCTGGTAGAAATCGATATTGAATCAACCTATCTAAGAAACGATGGACAAGAGGAATTCCAAAATCCTGTCTCTCTTCAGTCACACGCGCCCACCAGTTATCAGTATCCTGACTACTTGCTAATTCTCCCATCTCAGAGCCAGTCATAATTCGATACGGTATACCTTTTGTACCACATACTAAGCGCAATATAAACTCAGCATTTGGGCCAAACGATTGCACTGTCTGAGAGAGTGGATTAAGCTTGACTCCTGATGTATAAAGTAGCCTCCTCATCCCGTGCAAGTATTCATCCCATTGCTCCGCTACCTTTTCTTGCTCAGCCTTGATCTCCTCATCTGTCATCTCTTCAATGACTTCAGGGTCCATCTCTGCCTGAGTGCCAGGATCTTGACGCTTCCAAGTCGCCTCAGCTCCCCCACCAACAATCTTGTCTAAGTCCATCAACCGATTCCAGATAGACTTAAGATCGGGCTTACCATATACATCGTCAACTAGCAAACCTTTTGCAATGTGAATTACTCGGGTCCAATGAACCTTCACAGTTAGTACATTTGATAACCGACATCGATAAAACATCGGCTGATTGAATCGTGGATCGTTTGTCTTATCAACAAAACTCTCTACGCTTGCTCTGTCCTCAGTAAGAGGAGTCAGAGTGATGAGAGCATTAGGATTTGGAGTTGTAAATCTAGGCAACTCTGTAGCCAAGTCCCCGTCAGCGCCGAGTAACAGGACTGAGTAGCGACCTAAGCATGCACAGATATGAGCACGCTGGATCTTTGCCCATACGCCTAGACGGTCAAACAGCTCGACTACAGCAGACTCGAATGGAGTTTCAATGTCTGGATCGGGATCTTCAATGATGCTTGCACCACCAGACCAGACAGCACGAGGGTAGGCTTCGATTAGACGCTCTGCAATGTCGCCACGCTCGTAACGAGCGAAGTAATCTTTAGGTTCGAGCTTGTCTGGATAACCTAGAGCTTCGTAGAGATCGCGTTTACCATCAAACGATAAGCCTACCCTACTAGCATTCTCACGACGCTCAAGCAATACTGAGGCAGCAGCACGAAGGACTGCTCGACGCTCAGAGACAGATAATGAATTGAGTCTTAGGAGAGCACTACGAGGACCGTTGACAGGACTATCAGCAGAGCCGCGAGCAGAGACACTACCGCTATGGCTTATGGGATCTTGAAGAGAGCGCGCCATAGTGAACAGTGCTGCTCACTTTGAAACCCTCACATGGGCGCTCTAGGTTGAGGGTCTAGAACCCGTCGCCTCGCTTCTGCCTCATCCCGTCTGCGGCCTATGCTCAAGGTGCTCGGGGCCTAGACGGTGCCGCTTGAGGCGAGCGTGGGGCGACTTGGCGCTCTCGGGGCGGAGAGCTTAGACGCTAGATGTAGCGGTCGTCAAGAGATGCAGCACAAAATGAGGTAGAATCTAGCAGCACTAGGACTTATAAGCACGAGGAGGATAGGCGCGGGGATGCAAGAGGCGAGCCTAGACGCGCTGGAGCCGGCTCCGATCAGTGCAACCAGCGCTCGATATCCTCAGCAGTCGGACGCACCATGAGAGGAGTCGGAGGGAACAGCTCATAAGCTCTCTTTAGACGACTCCTCCAGAGCAGATCGTGTCCACTGTCTCTGAGTCCGGCTAGCGAATCGAGCGCGTGTAGGATCTCATGCACGAGCGTTACTCGAATCGAGGTAGCATCGGGATGCAGCTCTCGGCTCGCATGAATCTCAATACCGATCCCACAACTGAATCCACGCCTGAAGATGCCGTATCGGTTTGATGGTCCACTATCAGTCACGCTAATTGGCAACTTACTAAATCCTCCGCCTGCTACCTTGCTCTCTTCAACTCGCTTACCATCTCTCGATAGCTTCAAGCTGCGTTGCCATCTAACTACTTTACCGTCTGGTCCAACCGTATCTTGAGCGTGAGCAAGTAGCAGCTCTATGAACATCTCTGTCTTCCGTAAGAGATTCGGCCGCGTCTTTGCCTTCCTCACCTCTCGCCACGCTCTACGAATCTCAGGAGTCAGAGAGAGCTTGCGACCACTCTGCATCCGAGGGACAGACCACTTTGACCTTTTCCACTTGGAGACTTTCTCATGTGCGCGCTCGTGCTTGCACTTGCGAGAGTGTGGATAGGTACGACCTGCTTCTGTTCTCAGGTTGCAATAGACACAGACAAGGCCGCCAGGGCCGCGCTCATCTATCTTCTTACGCTTCCAGCATCGACCACAACAGCGACAGACCCATAGCCGTAAGCGACGACTGCGACGACGAGAGCGAGTAGGGTATTCGATTGTGTGTTCGTCCATTCGATCTAGCTCCTTTACGCTATCTAGCCTCCAGCGATGAGGTTCCCGTTCTTGTCTCTCACGACTTCCACTAGATAAGCCTTCCAGCCACTCGCCTTGTACTCCGCAAGGCTCTTAGTAGCTGCTTCCAGAGAAAGATCAATCTCAACACAGTGCTTCTCGCCGTCGTGCTCGGCTACCACGTCATACAGTCGCTCTCTCATCTTGCCCTCCTTTGTCATGCTGTGCATCCTACTCTCCCTCTCTAACCCCGTCAACACTCCACCTGCTCACATTATGAGCATCGACGTGCAACCCTCACTAGGATAATGACTTAGGGATTCACTTCTCGATATGGCTCGGCTATTGGCGACTCGAATAGACGATGGCGAGACTATCTTCCTTGGCTTCGCTTTGCCTTATGCAATCCAGATGCCACATTCGCCTTTGCGCTTACCTCTACCACTTCCCCACACTGACACTGCAATTGACCTTTCTCTACAATAGCGATAGGCTTGCCTCTACGTCGGACCTCTACCTTTCGAGTGACATCATCGCTAGCAACTATGCGCGCGAGGAGACGATTGCACGACGGACAACGGATTTCGCTCATGCGGAAAAGATAAACACTCTCTCCTCACTACTGTAACCATTATTGCCGAGTACTCTAACAAATGGCTCAAACGGCAGCCAATCTGCCTCTTTACCCTCGCAAACGATAACCTGACCAGTAAGCTGCACAATCCAATCTACGAGACTTAAATAATTGACACCATTACAGCGGTAAGCATGTCCAGTTTTCAAATACGGAGGATCTACAAACCATGTCGCCTCAAAAGTCGGAATATTCTCGTAGCTGTCTTCAATAACAGTCCAGTGTTTGATATATTGAACCTGTCTTGCAATCCTATCCTTAACCACATCCCCCCAAAATCGATTTGCATATTGAGGATCTCTCCCCCATCCCCCTAAAGACTTACCTGGCTGCGCTCTACCACGACCACACCACCATCCAATTAAATATTTTGCTTCCTGGCAGCACTGTAAATCGTCAACACACTCACCAGCCCGAATCTCAGGCAGCGCGAGTATTTCACTCTCCGATACCTCTATCAAGTATCTCCATGTTGCAGCAATAACAGGATCTCGTTCAACGAGAACAACTTGACGATCAGGGTATCTCATTGAGTAGCCAGCTGAACCAGCGAATGGCTCAACTATAATATTATGCTTAGGCTTTGGATATAACGGAGCAATCCTCCATCTCCCGCCAAAGAAAGTAAAGAAAGGCTCTAGGTGAGGCTGCATGATTAGTGCGTTCGTTCTCTTACTTCTGCTTTCACACTTCGATATGCGAGCTTGTAATCTCCTAGTCCATTTACAGCTCGGTACGTCAACACTTCTTTATATTGAGCCTTCTCAATCACAATGTCCAACTCCAGACTCGGATAGTACGGGAGCATTGTTGATTGTCCTTGCAATGGACCGTCTAGAAAGGTGATTGGATAAGTCACGAAATCTCCCGTCCTAATTCTCTAGCGTTGTGTTCTATTCCGCTCCTCATGAAAACCTATAATCCAGTCGAAAAATCCATCGCTGTACAATTCGTATGGGCATACGCTCATTCTCTCGCACTCTGGCAACTCTGTAGACATAAGAGAGAAAATCCTTCCTCTTCTATAGGCTACACTTTTTCCATTCTTTAGAGCTTCTTCGTCTGTAGAGAAACCGCCACCTAATTGTAGGATTATTCCGGATGGCAGAGCGAGTGTTAACCCCACGATAGTCTCCTTTTACCTTTTCTCATTCCTACTAGCTCATTAAATGCATTGCTCGTAGCGTCTACATCGTCATCGTACTTGCCGACCGGAAAGCTTGTCATAACATCTAGATAAGCCTCATTCCATTGTCCACGTAACAATCTCACATTTCCCATTTCACACTGAGCGCGGAATGGATTAGCCCTCTCTACTTTACTATCGGACTCAGGCGAGACAGCATAATCGTAACCTGCAAGTAGAATGGACCTTGCCTTTGTAACTGCCTTACCTGAGCCTGCACCTTCTCGAATCTTACACTTGCGTCCGTCCGATTCTGCTATCGATTGAATGAGTGAATCCACTAGCGTCCTTTGCGCTCGCTCGACGTGCTCGACATAAATCAATCCATCCGCGCCTCTCGATCTTGCTAACTTAACTCCAACTGTCCAATCTCCCGTCTCTCCGATACTTGGGTCACTTTCTGCAATGTCCCATCCCCTACACCTATCAACGTCAGTCGGAACGATATCGACAATTGGAAACCATTCACGCTTGAATAGACCGCCACCTTCAGGAATAGGCTTTTGCCCTAATTGTCCGGCGGCCCCAAATGGTCCTAAGTCAATCTCCTCTCGTCTCACTTTCCATTCCGGCCACAACTTAGGCCATAGCAACTGTCCTTGCTCTGTTCTATGGTCGCGCGGATCAGGTCTCCGTTTGTGACATTCGCAATCGAGTCCTCCTTGCCATATTCCTTTGTCATCCTGATACGGTGTTTGAAAACGCATCGGGAAAGCCACATGTGTCCATCCTCCCTTTGCGAGAAAGTGAGCACTCAGATCATCACGGTGCAAACGCTGCATAATGAGGACGATAGCAGGATTGCGGGCGATGCGCGTCGAGAGGGTATTGTCAGCCCAATCAATGCACGCTTTACGATCTGGCTCAGCAGCGCGAGATGAGGCTTTGAGAGGGTCATCGATGATAATGCGATCTGGATGCTCTCCTGTACCAACACCACCAACTGACGACGCAATACGCCAACCCTTAGCAGTCGTGTCGAAGCGTATCTTCGCCGCCTGATCGGAGGAGAGCTTGACTCCTGTAGAGCCGGATGGAGTTTGAGAACCATTCGGCCCGAATCGAGATTGATACCATTCAGACGTGACAATAGAACGTAGACGGCGATTGTCGCGGATGGTGTTATCGTCAGAATATGAGGCAGTCAAGTAGCTCAGAGATGGATCGCGTGTCCATTCCCAAGCAGGCCAGAAGACGCTTACGAAAAGCGACTTAGAGAATCCAGGTGGAATGTTGATGATGACTCTCTTCTCGTCACCGCGCGTGATCGCTTCGAGGATGGAGCAGATTTCGTCAAGATGCCAATTCCATTCTAATTCTGTAGTAGGCTCAACTAAATCCCACGCTTCATGAATGAAGTCGCGCAAGGATGATTTGGCAAGCGACGAGCGTAAATCGTCAACGGACGGGAGGAAGATAGGAGAGGCTAGAGGCACAGACATATCTAGCGATGCCTCAACCTATTTCTGCTCTTCCTTTTGGCTTTCTTCATCAGACCATAACGTATAAGGCAACGGCGGCGGCACACACTCTACACCTCTCGACGTTAGATACTCTCTAACGTGCGATGCAGTCTCTTCTAGCTTCTCTAGGATCTCGAACAACTCTCTATCATTAGGAATCGTACTTGCCATCATCAAGAACGTGGTACAATCTTCTAGGAATTCGGCAACTGTAGTCCTATCCATCTTCAAATATTCCTCACGACTCTCGAAGCTCACGCTCAATGTCAGCACGAGTCAAACCTAACTTATCTAACTCAGCGTCGAAATCTTCAAGCGAGATAACCTTGCCGTTACGCTTAACAGTCAGCCTTCCACGTACAAAACCGGGAGATTTAGAATAATTCGAGCGAACCCCGTTCTCGTCATCGTAAATCCATATGACATGCTCGAATGCAGCCATCTCATACGCGCTGCTTGTACTATTGACTGGCTCGAATCGTGCGATGACAGAGAGGGTCATACTATCTCTTGACTTTCTCTTTAGTTGTTTTGTACTCGACTCCATATAACCTAGACACAGTGAGTCCATACACAAGTTAATATCATCCAAGCATTACCAGCTATATCCTCCTTGAACCCCTCACTCTCAGAGAGAGGAGCTTTTAGACTGTCGTTCGTCACGTTAAAATCACCTTTCACTTCTGATTACGCTGACAAATCTTCATTCCTAATAAGCATTCAACATACCAAAATATCCCCCGATATCATTATCATTTATCCTCTTAGTGTCCATAGGGAGTACTCCAAGCACTCTCGTGATAGCTCGGGTGTCAGGTCTAGGTTCACTCCCAATGGTTTGAGACATTTTGCCACGCTCATGCATGATTGTCCATAGAATATAAGAGATTGGGAGTAACCCTATGTCTTCTCCCTAGTGTCAGGGTATGAAGGCAGATAACTCCCAATTTGCTCACTTGAAGGATACAAATTACTGTCTAAGATACCGCCTAATTGTCCTAAACGAATCTCGGCAGCGATATTGATTGGGCAGTTAAGTAGATGTCCACCAATCTCTGAATGACACGCTCTACCAGAGATAGGACACCCTAATTGTTCAATTAGCTCGGCGATTCTTTCTCTCTCAACGTCTAACACTCGCCTAACGAGTATGTTTAAATATTCCTGAACCATTTGAGCGGCGGCAGATACGTTCCACGTCGTATGCGGATCAGGAGGAGACACAGAAGGCCGCAAGTCAATTGCAATTGATCGTGCAATCTGAGGGATCAGTCGAGAGTGTATGTAAGACATCTAATTTATCCTTTGCGGAGTTAGACTTCCAACTTCTCTGCTTTGAGTGAGCCATCAAAAATTATCTCGTGAGTTAGGGCCGAGCGGAAGTCTTCTAGCGTCCACTTATCAGGATACCTGTTCTGTGGCAACCAAGGCAACTCCTTCTGTCCACAATTCCTAAGCCTACTGTTCTCAATCTCAACATCTAGGGTAAAGCGCCATCTACTCATTCGTCCGTCCTTTTCCTTCGGTTTACTTGTCCAATACCTCCAATAGTGCTTCTGATACCTTTCGCCTAAACTTGACTCTCTTCAAGAAGAATTCTAGTGCAACAGCTATAATCTCTTGATGCTCTCGTAGTGTTGCAGGTTGTATATGCAATGTAGCCATCAGCGCGAGAGTGGCGATTGTCGAGAAGGACACTCCAAGGTCAGAGCTGAAAGAAGTAAGCTCTTTCTTCAAGTGTTCAGGTATAAGGATATTGAGCGACTTGATGCCGCTCGCTGATGGATCAGGTATCGAGAGTTGAAAGTTGCGAAACCATGATGCTATCTCATCAATCTGCCAAGCTGATGATTTGTCATCTAAGTGTAGCTGTTTTCGGAGCTTTCGGATAATCTTCACGTCATCTTGAGATTCTAAGACTTCTAGACCGTATGTAATGCAGCAAGCGATTGTAGGTGAGACTCCTGGTGTAGAGAGCGTGACGACTCTAGCACGGAGACGGTCAATGCATGTGCGTAAGTAGCTAGGAAGTTGATAGAGGGTTAGAGGATGGTCGCCTACATATGTATCTCGGCTATCGGCTAATTCTGTCAGTACGTCAAATGGCGGTACGAATGTTAGAGGGTTTAATGGTGCAACACCTCGATGTTCTCGCTTAGGCTTCGGGCTTGGATCTGTAGAGGTTGAGTTTAAAGTGTCTAATTCGGATATGTGTGGCTTGCGTCGTGATTGTCCAGCAATAGGGAATTGGGCGACTTTGGAATTGGAAGTCACGCGGATAGTCCTCCGCTGCACTTCCTACTCTTGCCTAGTTTGATTGCCATGCTGAATGAAGCCTCCACACAGGTATACGTCAAAGAAGGATGCCGGCCGGGGCTCCTAAGCTGGTGTGGCAGCTCAGGACGACTCGGGATCGGGAGAGCAGGCGGCCTACCAGCCCTCGCAACCCCGGCGGCGGGTGTGCTGCTCGTCAGACCCGGAGCCGCACGAAGGAGGGACCGGGAGACGGTCTGGTGAGTCTAGAGGAGCCCGAGCCGCATGTCAAGGGCCACAACGTAGGATTCTCTGGCATGAATGTTGCTTGCGGAATTTTCTACCTTTCTCTAGAAGAGTCTAAGAGAAAAGTATTCGAGATTGAAGTTGTTAATCTGCATGAAGACGGTTGATGAGACAACCTCACTCCAATGTACGTTATTTTATTCTTTTG